TCTTCAATTTCGGCTCTCATGGCCGCTGCAATGGCTTCGTAGTTCATTTCTGTCCTGTCTTGTTTAGTGTCCACTCAAGCAGTTCTTGCTGAGTGATGTCATAGTAGTCAACAAATCCCTTGCTGCCTAGCCCGTGAAAACCCTTATTGCCACGGTGATGTTCTACGCATAGCGGGATCAATGTCTTGTAGTCGCCTTTACCCCATCCCCCTGCTCTGAGGTGGTGAAGCTCGACAGGACCGGGTTCGTGGTCGCCATAGAGGTGATGGCACAAAGCGCATCCAAGGCTTGCCACTTTGCCCTTGTGGATCATTTCAGCGCTCTTCAATCTTGACTCCGTTGGTGTTGGCCCAATACAGCAACCATTCGGTGAAGCTGATGGCTTGCTCTTTGGTGAACCTGCGGCTTTGGTGGCCGAGTTGGACAATGCGTTCGCCATCAATGCTTGGCATGACCTTGCTGATGGTTGACATGTGGCCGCTTTCGTGTGCCCACTGGTCGATCAGAAAGCGCTTCCACGACTCTTGATTCCATCTGCTGCCATGAAGCTGGCTTTGCTTGGCGATCTGCCCGATGATGCTGTGGTACAGCTTTTCCTGCTCACGGCTTTTCATGTCAGGAGCCATTGTGATTCCTCAGTTGCCAAGCCACCATTGCTGCGTCACGCTCATGTTGGTTTGACCTATGCTCCCATCCTGTAAACAAGTTGAAGTCCTCTGAGTTCATCTTTGCACCTTTGGCTTTTGGGCTGACTCGCATGAACCTGATTTCCCAACGTCTGCAAATTTCCTCTATCAACGAACACAACGCATCAACCTGCCCAATCTTCCGAGCAATGTTGTTTGCCACAGCCTTGTTTTTTGATGGAACCCACACAGCGCTTTGCAGGCGGCTATCTTCAAACACAATCAGGTCTGCAAATGACCTTTTGACGCAATCTTGGATGTCGATGGGTTGAATGGTCTGCAATGACAACAGCTTGCCATTGGTGAACAGGGCAACGCCTGTGTTGACTCCGGGATCAATCCCGATTACTTGTTTCATTCCAATTCTCCGTCTTGTAGTTTCTTCATGTATCCACGGATACGGGCAACCGAGCCTGTTCCGTACCTTCTCTCAAGCCATTCAATGCGAACTGGCGTAAGAACCTTTTGGCCTGTCGATTCGTAAGTCCTGTACAGAACTCGCGCTTCACCAAGCTCAATCATGTACCTTTCGCCTTCATCGCTAACTGCTCTGCGTGTCATCATGTCAACGTCCATTTGCCGTTTTCACGCTTGATTGCGTGAATTTCGGAAAGGTATTGCAGCACAGAATTAACATGCGCTTTTGTCCAGCCAGTGATCTCAAGAATCTCTTGGCGTTTGAGTGCGCCATGCTCAAGAAGCTTTTTCAGTGCGTAAGATTTGGTCATGCTTTCCTCAGTACAGAGTTGATTTGTTGACGGATGCTTTCAGGGATTGGAGCAGCCTTTTTGCGATCTGCCTCAATTTTCAGCAACTCAGGGTCAGGACCAGAGTGTTTGGCAGGGACTGTTGTTCGGGCAACGTCAGCGGCTTGCTGGGCATAGGATTGCTTGGGGGCCACCCACTCAGCCTTGAACCCTCGCCATCCACGGGCCGCACACTCTGCCAAAGCCTTCTCAAGCGTCCAGCCTGCCAGCTTTGCCTGTTCGGCAATGCTGTTGACAACCACGGGGGTGATGATGGCTCTGGCGGTCTTCCTTTGTTTGACAAAAGAATCCCAAACCTCTGGTGACACGCCTTCAGGCGCGGCAACGACAGTTGCCTTCTCTTTCTTTGTTTCTTGTTTATTGGTTATTGGTTCTTGTTTATTGTTTGGTTGAACGTCCGTTGGACGGGCGTTGTTCCTGCGTTCAGCAGATGCCTTACCTGCGCGTGACGCTTGTTCGATTTTCGAGTGAAAGTGGGCAATTTCCTTGTCGGCACGGCTGCTTGCATAGCCTTCTTCCGTGTGTTCAAAGAACTCATTGAGGACATCCCGGACAATTGCGGCGTGGTCGCGCATACCGATCTGCTTGGCGACAACTGAAGCGTCATTGCTCAGTGGCTTTTCGTGCAGGTAGTACAGGTCCAGAAGCCTGCGATACGCCAAGTCCTCAAGCAAGTCGAGGTGACGGGTATGGGACGCATAGTCCCCAATGTTGAATTGGTAGTAGTGCATGATTTCCCGCTTTTTCAAGCCCCTTTAAAGAAACTGCGGCAGGAGAAGGGGTAACTCTTTTCAGTCGGGGGATCAATCCCAACCTAGCCGTGTTTCAAACTACTATATCACCACTCAGGCTCGGCTGTAAATGGTGATGGGTTTGTTCTGATGGTACTTTTGAGTCATCCGAGCAATCTCGCTTTTGTCAAACATGACTTTGGTTGACGCAGACAGGTCAAAGGCATTGCCTCTGGACTTGGGTGTCCCATCTTCCCATTTGTCTGCCACAATGGCTGGCAACTTTTGGTCTGGCACTTTCATCTTCTTGTTTGTCAGCTTGTAGTAATGATGGATTTTGCGTGTTGCTGCATTACGCTTTGTGTGAGACAACTCAATCAATCCTTCTGCCAGCAGCGCTTCTTTGATGGCTGATGGAGAGGTTGTGTAGCGGTGGCTTATCCTGTTTGCAAGCCCTCTTTGAGACAGAGGGCCGTTCTCCAAGCATTTCAAGAAGAACTGTTTTTCTTGTAGCATATTTCCACTTCCTTTTTGGTGATGATTTCGATTGATCGGGTCAGGATTGCCACGGCTGCGGCATCCCAGTCTCCGGGGTGAGGGCAATTGGTGTAAGCCTCAAGCATGGTGAAATCTCGGATGGTCCATGCTGAGTCTTCTTCAAGTTGGTCTGGTGTTTTCATTCGCAAAGATTACCATCTTAGACCCGCTTGTATATTGGGGTTTGTCCTAATGTTTTTTTCTTTGTTGCGTCATAAGATTGAGGCTCAACAAGACAGGAGTTCACATGAACATCACGCTTTTACGCCACGCACGGCGCATTTTTCAGACATACAATGCCTCCCCCGAGGTAATCCGCAGTTATCAGCGCAAGTGGGCGCGATCTGTTCATCAGCTTGGTCCTAACTGGCTGTTGGCTCAACAAGTTACAAAGGTGCAATGATGGCTGCAATTATTGGTATTTCGTGTTTTCTCGCATGGATCACACACATCTTCACTTGCTTTGCCGAGGGCTTGTGGGGCTTTCTGATTGCTGGAGCATTGCTGTTCCCGATTGGAATTTTGCACGGTTTTTATCTTTGGTTCAGATAAGGTGTTCAGCCGACCTGTAACGGCTGTTTTTTTGGAGAATGAAAATGGGCTTTGTAGCTTCTGACAGTGGTGGTGGCAACTTCAAACGAGTGCCTTCTGGCGTTCATATTGGTCGTTGCTATTCGTTGATTGACCTTGGCACTCAGTTGTCATCTGGTCAATACGGCGAGAAATTGCAGCACAAGATTCGTGTTGCTTGGGAGTTGTTTGGCGAGGATGAAGAAGGCAATCCATTGACCGTTGAGTTTGACGGCCAAGTGATGCCAATGACCATCAGCAAGTCATACACATTGTCTCTCAGTGAGAAGGCATCTTTGCGTAAAGATTTGCAATCGTGGCGTGGCCGTGAGTTTACAGATGAAGAGGCCAAGGGCTTTGACATCAGCAAGCTGCTTGGCGCGTACTGCATGGTCAACGTCACAACCAGCGAAACCAACGGCAAGACGTATTCCAACGTGGCAAACCTGACTCCATTGCCAACGGCATTGAAGAACAGCAAGCCTGTTGCCGTCCACCAGAACGTGATGTTCGATTTGGACAATCCTGATTGGGGCATCTTTGACACGTTCCACGACAAGCTCAAAGACGCAATCAAGCGCAGCCCTGAGTTTGCTCAAGCATCGGGTCAATCTGCCGGTCAAGCGCAATCAGGTGGCTTTGAGGATTCGGACTTCTGACCATGACCAGTCTCTACCAACTTGCACACGATTTCCGTGAACAACTTGACGATCTTTTTGATCCAGAGACTGGTGAGGCTTTGCCAGCGTTTGACGAGTTCCGGGTCATGCTCGGCAACAAAGCAAACGCTGTCGCTGCCTACGTCCTTAACTGCGAATCGGATGCCGAGCAGGCCAAGAATGCCATCAAACGCATCAAAGCCTTGCAAACGGCCTACGAGCGAAAAGCTGAGAAGCTGAGGGATTACCTTGCCGAGAATATGAAAACGGCTGGAATCCACGAAATAAAGGCTTCTGACGGGTCTTTCATCGTCAAGCTTTATGTTGACCGTGATGAATCTGTTGTGTTGGATGAGGGTGTTGTTTTTCCATTGCACCTTCGTGCCGACCCAAAGCCTCCAGAGCCAAGCAAAACCAAGATCAAAGCAGCAATCCTTGCTGGTGAGCCTGTTGCTGGAGCCTACATTGTTCGCAAGGACAGGTTGACCATCAAATGATTTCGGGCCGAAAGCGGATGCTGCGTGATGACGCATGGCTCATAGCCATAAAGGTCGGCGCAGTGCAGCGAGTAGGCCCACCCTTTTTTTAACCACAGGAGAAGATATGTCCCGCATTTACACCGTTGGCTACGGCCAAGAAACCCGTCTTGTTCGCGCCAACACTCGCGCACAAGCCATGAACCATGTTGCTCAAAACATCATCAAGGTTCAGATTCCAACACAAGATCAGTTGATTGATCTTATTTCCAAGGGCGGCTCGGTTGAGACCGCCCTGCGTCAAGAGCAAGACAACCTTCCACTGGAGCAAGCATGAGCTACGCAGATGTTGAGATGAACATCATTCGGTGGGCTGAGTCACGGAAGATTATTCCAAATAGCACCCCTGACACGCAGTTGCTCAAGGCCATGTCTGAGCTTGGCGAATTGGCCGATGCCACCATTAAGAAGGACCGCGCCGGGATCATTGATGGTGTTGGTGATGTGATGGTCTGCTTGGTCAACTATTGCGCCCTGCAAGACATTAACTTGGTAAGCTGCATTGAAGCGGCATACGATGAAATCAAGGACCGCAAAGGCACTCTGATGCCAAATGGCGTGTTCGTCAAGGAGTCGTGATGCCGTTTAATCTTCCAGTCTCTGCCCTTGATAAGCAAATATCAGGCAACCACTACAAAGACAAAGGCATCCAGCCCATTGTCTACATCCACGCAAACAATCTGGGATTCTGTGAGGGCAACGTAGTGAAATACGTTACCCGGCACAAGGAGAAGAACGGCGCTGCTGACATCCGCAAGGCCATTCATTACCTAGAGTTGCTGCTGGAGTTGGAATACAAAGATGACACCACTGCTGTTTGATGTCTGTCGTTGCGATCCAGAAGTGGTCGATAACTACTGCAAGAACTGCAAGCGATGGCTCCAACACCCTGAACAGGTATTGGGGCCACGCACTCCAGTTGTCAGTGTAGAAACAAGCGCATCAGAGGCTTGCTGCTACACGCCAATCAGCCTTCAAGAACTTCCAAAACGTGCTTGATGTGCTTGATGCGATCATCTAAGCCAATCACACCGCCATTGATCTTCTTGGTCATGGCGGTGTAATCTTTTGCGTCTGCCTCTTTATTCAGGCTACGTTTATTCCAGAACCATGCCGCCGATAGTGCTGCATACTTTGGCGCAAGAATCAAATCAGGCGAATGGATGAAGTCAATAGCCAAAGCATCACCGCACAGGGTGTAATTGTCCTTGCCAGTCAATTGGATCAAGCCACGACCCTTGTAGAGGCTTCCTTCCCCTGTTTCTTCAGTGCCGTTACCCATGCGGCCACCGTAGACCTTGTTGGCGATCTTGTCGGGGTTTCGATGGTAGGGCTGGGCAGCTTCCAGTGAAGGAAAGCGTGAAGGCCACACACGGCACAGACCTTCAGCAGAGTAGTTCAGGTTCTCTTGCAAGGTCTTGAAGTTGCCAGATTCATGGGCGCATTGACCAATGAAAGAGGCCATCCGCAAAGGCGTGTTGATTTCGTAACGCTGCATCGCCTCATTCAACGGCTCCAGCCAATCTTCATCAATCTTCAGTGCTTTGAGTTGTTCAGCGGTAATCATTTTGCGTCTTTGTCCTTCTTGTCAGATTTCATGTCCATGATTTTCTCCAGAGTGCGACCGCCAAAGTAGAAGCTCATCACCAGCATCCCCCACTGCCCAAGCAACTCAACGTAGCTGCGATTGGTGTCGTAATCAAACGCCGACATCATGGCAAAGGTGAAATAGCCTCCCAGAATCAACAGGAGGGTCATAGGACGAATATTTTTCGACAGCCAAGAGTCAGATGACATATCTGCTTTTAAGCGGTCTGTGAGGTTGTTTTGTTCAGTCTCAAACAGCTTGGTGTCGTTTGCCATCTTTGCCAACTCGCCGTCTTGCGCCATCTTTGCAAGTTCGGCAGTTGCTTTGGCTTTGGCTTCAGGATCGGGGATCAGCTTGTCAATAAGCTTCCCGCCTACGTTTAAAAGTGCGTCAAGTCCAAACATCAATTTCCCCTTTTGGTTAACATGGCGCTGGCAATCTCCAGCATGAATTTGATCTGCTCAAGGTTCTCAGGCTGCTGCGCCCAGCCAACAGTGATCTGCCCGACAAATCGATGGCTGTCAGGTGGAACACTTATGCGGCAAGTAAAACCCACACCTTTTTCGATGTACCACAGGCCCACCTCAGACTGTGCGTAGCGATACTCTCCACAGGGAATCTCATTGGTCATCAGCTTGATGATGTCGGCGTTGTTGGCGGCGTTCTGACTGAACAGGCCTACATCGATGTCTTCGATACTCTTGTCTCGACCATCCTTGGTGTACGCCTTGTACAAGACCCTGCTGCCAAACAATGGGTTGACCCGGAAGATCGCCACGACAGTTGCACCAGTTTTCTTGAACAACATGGCGCTGGCTTCATCTGCACGACCAGTGTTTATCTCGGGAAGCTTCTTGGATTCCTTGTAGGCATCCCGCATGAACTCTTGGTTTTGCCACAGAAAGTAACCAGAGAAGGCCACGATGCCCATGACAAGTATGGCAAACAGCTTGAACGGGGAGTCCACATAACCCAGCACCTTGTCGAGTGTTGAGTTGGCGTTTAGCTTCTCGTCACTCATCGCAGATACCTCATGTAAAGCACGATGCCGTAAATTATCAGAGCAGCCAGAATCACCGCAGCCATGCCCATGACGATGTACTCTGTGAGCCTTGCAGCACGTTCTTTTCGCCTTATCGCTTCACGGGCAGCAGCTTCTTTGGCCTCTCTGCGCTTACGAGCAGCGTGGGCTTGGAACTTTACCCAGTCATCCCACATGCCCGGACGACCAGCGTAGACCATGCGCTCACGCAACTCTTCTTCTTGCTGCTTGAGCCGCTCAAGAGCCATGAATTCTTCAAGGTCTGAGCCACCGCCCTTCTGGGTAGCCTTCTCCTGAATTTTGGCCTTGTTGTCAAAGTAGTCGAATACCCGAGAGCCAAGCTGGTGAAGCTCTTTGCCGTTTGCAAGAGCGCCCTTGATGACTGCAAACGCAGCGTTGGCCGCAGCAATTTCTGCAATCATTTCAACACCTCAATTACTACTTTGACTGTCCATACAACAATGCCGACAATCAAAACTGCCGCGACAAAAGCCTCGGCAAATTCTCTCATGGGTTGGCTGCCCCATACAGTTGTGCAATTGAAATTGTTCCAGATGAAGGAACGCCTGTGTTGATGGCAACAGTCGATGGGTATTGTCGGCTTACCTGATAGCGATTTTGTCCAAACGAGCTGGATACAAGTGATCCTCTGAAATATGTAGTAGAGCCAACTGCGATACTTGTTGCACCGCCGTAACTAGATGTGCTGTAAACAGCTGCGCCAGCCCAGTAGATAGTAAGAAAACTTGAAAACGTATACCAGTCATACACGTTTTGTTGGTAAAACGGGCCTTCTGAAACTGTTGTAGTTCTTGTTGCAGGAACGTAAGGCCCACCACGGTAGTACTCACTCATGGATATGGGATTGACCCCGCCAAGCGCAGCTTGCACGTTTGCTAAGTTGTATTGCGTGACGGTTCCCATGATTGCCCCTTATGCTTTATCGGCTTTGCCGTCAAGCTTGTCAAAAATCTGCTTCAGAATTGATTTGACTTCAGCAATGTCTGATCGGTAGTCATCCTTGGCAACGTAAGTGTGCGGCAGGTCGTTAACCTTGTCTTCCAGCCTCTGGATCGTGCGAGTCAGTTGATTGATGACGTAGATAGCCAAAAAACCCGCAACGGATACGACCAAATTAAAAAGTTGCTGGTTGTCCATGTCATCGCATCCTTGGGCCGTTAAGCCAAATAACAGCAGAGTTTCTGATGCCCGAAATTATAGGCAAAACTCTGTGCTGGAGCATTGAAGGGAACGCAATCAGTTGGCCTTTTTGCATGTCAACCTTGTAGTTCTGATACAACTGAATTTCAAGCTCTCCACCCTCGTATTCTTCAGGATTGCTCATCAAGCAGATCACGCTCACCTTGCGCTCAATGGGTTGCCCAGAAAGCATAAATGTGTCCATGTGCCAGCCATAGTGACCTTTGGGGCCGTAAGAGCCATATTGGACGTTCTCATGGCCTGTTAGGTCGTAGTTCCAGCCAGCAGATTGATTTGCGGCCAATCCATGCTGGTACATGATGCCGCCAAACCAATGATTGTCAGGAGCAAACCTCAAAACAGTGTCACGATGGCTTGTGTCTTTGTTCTGCCCGTCAGCGCCCATTGTGGCGCTCTGAGGCTCAAGTGCCATAAATTCCCGAGCAGCCGCATCACATACGTCTGCCGGGACTTGGCCCATGTACCAAATTGGTAGATGACTCATTCTTTTGCCTTTTTCATCAACGCTTCTAACGCAGTCACACGCTCTAGCAGCAGGTCAATAATTTCATCATGCTCATTGCTGGTCTGAGTCAGCAAAGGAACCAGTTTCTCGTATTGCACAGTGAGATAATTTTTCCCAGATTTACTACCGCCAGCCAGAGGGTCTATGTCAAAGGGGGCTGGGTGTACCGCTTCAGGAACAATTTTTCGCACACGTTGAGCAAGCAAGCCAATGTCACTGGCCGGGGGTTTAAACCCCCATTTGTTGCACTCCTCCAAGTCCCAATCAAAATACACGCCATCAATTTGACGCAACATTTTTCGCGCATTAGGAATTGCTTTGACGTTTAACTTGAGTCGCTCGTCAGAAGCGTAAGCACTCACGTTGCCTGTATTGATTTGGTTGCCAGAGCCATCCCAATACACCCGCCAAGTACTGTTGTTGTAGTAGAAGCCGGTTGCGCTTGCTGACATCATCAATGTGCCAGATACTCCAGAGAATGAGACTCCAGCGTAACCGTTGGTTGTGCCAGACACACCAATTGATCCGTATGAACCATAGTCGATGGCGTTTGGGTTGATACGACCGTTTGGCCCAACAGGGCCAGTTGGTCCAGTTGGACCTATTGGTCCTGTAGGACCGGGAGCGCCTGTCGGACCAGCCGCACCAGTTGGGCCTGTAGGTCCAGTTGCACCAGTGTCGCCGCGAGGGATTGTGAAATCAAACACAGCATTAGACGATGTGCCGCTATTCACAACAGCAGCACTTGTACCAGCAGCGCCAGTAGTTGTGGCTCCAGCAGTCGCTGTTGCCGATGTTCCTGCGGGGCCAGTTGGGCCAGTTGGGCCAATAGCGCCTGCGGGTCCAGTTGGGCCATCTGCTCCAGCGGGGCCAGTTGGGCCGGTTGGACCAGTTGCGCCTTGAGGGATGGTGAAATCAAAGACGGCGGCAGAAGATGTGCCACTGTTTGCCACAGAAGCAGAAGTTCCAGCCGCGCCAGTTGTTGTAGTGCCAGCAGTTACGGTTGCAGCAGCGCCTGCTGCGCCTGTTGGGCCAGTGGGTCCAGCGACTCCAGCAGGACCAGTTGCACCAGTTGGTCCAGTTGGTCCAGCCAATGCAAGCTGAGAAACCGTAGCCTTGCGAGTCGCCCCAGCAGACACATCGTAAAAGGCCAGCAGGTCAGATGACTGCGTTGCAGACTCTGATGTCAAGCCATTGATATTGAGGTCATTTGATGTTGCTGCTGTAGTGGCTGTGGCAGCGTTGCCAGAAATGTCAATTGCCCATGTGCCAGTTGCGTTTACGCCGCTGACAGATGGAGCGCCAACATCAGCATAGCCAAGCACAACAGTGCCTGTCTGGCCGTTCACAGATGTCACGGCATCGGTGTTGTCAATCTTCTGCCAAGCAGTCCCACTGAACACAATCCAGTCGCCAGTGACCCATCCAGAAATACCATCAATTGTTGTGTTGCCAGAAACGCTCACAACGTAGTAATGGCCTTTTGTGCCAACGCCAGATGTGATTGTTGGCGTATTGGTAGAAGCATTCCATGTGCCTTCGTAAGTCAAAGCACCTTGCAGTGAAGCAGGGATTTGAGACAAAGGAACTGTTCCGCTGGAGTCCAGAGTTGCCACGCCGTTGGCAGCGCCAGCGGTCAAAACAGCAGCAGAGCCAAGGCCAAGGTTGTCACGGGCATCTGATGCGTTGTCAGAACCAGTGCCGCCGTTTGCAACAGGCAAAACACCAGTCACACCAGTGCTGAGTGGCAAGCCAGTCGCACCAGACAGAACAGGCGCGTTTGATTTTTCCCACAGGTTGCTGACAGAGTTAAAGACAAGCGTCTGTCCGTTTGTTGGAGATTGAGCAGCTACGTTGTGCAACTCATCCATTTCGTAGCCGTTCTGGACGCGCAGGTAAATCTGCCCGTTGCCAGAGTTTGCACGTTCAACAACACCTATGTAGACCAAATGGTTTGGGGCGTATTGCTTGACGTTTGTGATGGAGCCGGGAGTAGCGCCAAGATAAAGCGTGTCTCCGGGGCTGAAGCTGGAAAGGTTCAAGCCTTCAATCACGCCTTGACACATCACAAAGCCAGTCTGGCCTGCTGCAATGGCTTGGTTGGCAAGTCCAAGAGTTTTGGCAGAGCCTGCGTCAGAGGTGTTGTATGCCAGTTTGACAGTGGCCCTATCGCCCTGTGCGGCGAACAGATAAACCGCTTGGCCCTTTTGAATTGTTGTGGACTCAGCGTTTGTTACTCGGGCAAGAATAGATTGACCAATCCTAACAACTCCATCGCTTAAAGCATTAAAAGCAATTGTTCCTTGGGCCGAATCCCAAACCATTTTACCGACACCAACAGCTTCTGTGGCAGTTGTGTCAATCTGGATGTAGTCACCAGTGAAACTGTTGCCAGACACGTTGTTGTTGTCATCAATGAGGACACCAGAGTTTTGGATGGTGTAGCCATTTGTCCCGTCAAATTTAGGAACAGCGTTGTCTGTTGCGGTTGGAGACTTGGCAACAAAACTGGTCGATGGAACAAAAGCAGCTTCCCATGCAGAACCGTTATATGTTCGCATGACATTGTTGACGGTGTTCCAATACAAAGCGCCAACAACTAGAGGGTTGCCATCATTGTCTGTTGATGGATCGGAATTCTTTGGCCCAAGATAACGCTCATCAAAGTTATCGTAGAGCGCGGCTGCGTTGTTCTCAGAAACCAAGGCAGCGGCAGCGCTGGTGGCGGCGTTTGTTTCGCTATCAGCAGCAGCATTCTCAGAAGCCAAAGCATCAGCAGCACTTGCAGCAGAAGCGTTCTCAGAAGCCAATGCAGCGGCCTCAGAGGCGGCGGCAGCGTTTTCTGATACCAATGCCGCAGCAGCACTCGTTGCGGCCTCTCCGGCCCGTGTTTCAGAGATTACAGCTTGATTAGTGGCAATGGTTGCCTGCTCATCTGCAAAGATGGCAGATGCATCTGCATTGGAAGCCGATAAGGCAGCGGCAGATTCAGAGGCGGCAGCAGCATTTTCAGAATCAAGGGCGGCAGCAGCACTTGCGGCAGCGGCAAGAGCGCTGGCATCAGCGGCAGCAGCTTCAGCAGGAGCGGCAATAATTGCCGCCATGTTGACATCACAATTCTGGATGGCAGCAAGGTTGTCATACACATCATTGATGACGGCAAGATCGCCTGCAACCGCAGTGATGCTAACCATGTTGTTTTCGATGTCAATAAGAATTGCGCTGCTGACACCGATTGGGCCAATCTGCTCTGATGTGCCATTCGTGTAAACGATGTCCAGATAGGCATAGTCATCAATGTCAACTTCGGTGATGCTTTCAATGCCAGTTCCGGCAACACCACGATCAATGTTGATGACTTGCGTTGGCGCTGGATACAACTCCATTGCGACACCAGCACCAAATCCAGACTCGACAACCAGTGTCGAGGATGCAGAAGGGGAAACAACAAGGTTAATGTTGTTGCCGTCAATGACGTTCACATCAATGTTTGCCATGTGAACTCTCCTTAAACAACAGCAGCAGTGTTTACAACGCCGTCAGAGCGCACGAGGAAAAGCAAAAAGATGATTGCATCATCTTGCGGTGTGCCGCCAGATGCAGGAAAACCAATCTTGATGCGGCCAGAAAAGCCGACAGGGCTTTGCGCGGAGATGTCCAACTCTGGATCATCAGCAATCACATCCCAAGCGGTCTGGTCAATTACCAACGTGAATGAGCCAGCAGCATCAATACGATTGCTGATCGTCAAAGAGACTGGGGTCGGCGCTGGTGCGTAATCAGTAATGTCAAACGTCAAGCCATTACGGCTGTCATTGATGTTGGTCAGCAGGCGGCGAACAATCTGAGCATTGATAGTTGCGCCAGTCAAATCGACTGGGGTTGAGCCAGCGCCTGTGAAGACAAGGTTCCAATATGTTTTTTGCTGGTAGACAAGTTCGCCAGCAATGATTGGATTGTTGAACCCTGAAACCTGAGTCAGAGTGTTTTTATTGAAGATGGCTATGATTTTATCCTGCTACTTTCTGCTCAAATGCGTACCCTTTTTTGGGCGACAAAAATTTACCATTGACTTCACGACCACGGCAACGCCTGATAATGGTTGTTTTAAAGCATCCGTGGGCTTTCCCGGCATCTTCCGGTCGATCAAATCTTCCAAGAGGGGTAATGTACCAACCAATAAAATTGGGGGCTTCTTCGCCAAGTTTTCCAGTATTTGGATTGTCTTTGCCAAGCATCACGTTGTTTTTGTTTCCGCCAATAGATTTGTTCCATCCAATCAGTCTTGATGGACGCAACTTCTGCTCAATGAAGAAACAATAATTTTCTGTGGAAACCAAAAGTTGCTCAACAACAACTTTGTCCCAGATGCTTTTAAAACGATGCTTGTGAGAACGCAGTCGTTTTTCAATGTGCGAGGTGACACCAACATATCCTTGTGAGAACATATCGGTGTGCTCAGGAAGCCTGAGCCAATAAAGTACAGCCATAACATTTTCCCCAAATCTCGGGTGGTGACGCTCCCCGCAAACTCGCGGGGCTACGAATGCTGTCTTGTCTTGGGAATATTATCTCAGTATTTGCCTTCAGAGAACATGTTGACGAAAATAGTTCCGTCCTCTAAAGCTTCAATCTCATGCCACTCATCGGCGACCAAATTGACTGGCTGAGTTTCTTTGGTCATCACCAAGCTGCGCCTTTCATTGCTGACTTTTATGGAGCCAGCATGGCACATGGTCAAGTGAGAAAAGACATGGCTATGCTTGGGTAGCCCCTCGCCTTTGTCTGCGTGATAGACGTTCATGGTTGCGCCGTCTTGCGTCACCATAAAACGAGGGGAAACCGTGTTCACAGTGTTTGCGCCCCATCAACAACGGGTTGATCTTTTTGGGCTGGAACATATTCGGCAATAGGACCATACTGCCCAGCAACAATGTCAGCAAAGATTGCGCGACCGTGCGGCTCCACATCGTTTGGAGAGGCTGTGAACGGTAGCAGCTCATCTCCAAATTGACTGGTTGTAATTTCGCAGTTAATGGCTGTATGCTCTGCGTCAACCCACACTGGGTTTTTAACGGATGTCAGTTCTGATTGCATGATGGTCCTCAAGAAATTCGGAGAAATTCGTATGTCCAGTGAGTTACAAATGCGGCGCTACATCCAACTGGCTGGTATATAACAACAAGATTACTTTTAGTCATACATCGCCAAGTTCCTGCGCTACCAATAAACATACTGCTGGCGCTGTATGTGGTTCCCACGTTAAAAGTAATTTGCGACACATAACTGCCGTAAGTCCCAACAGCACCAGCACTTGCTCCTGCCGTAGCTGCAAGAACGTTTGATGTATTTGGCAAAGCCACCGTAACAGCGCCCGTGCTGCCGTTGACACTTGTTACACCACCGTTGCCAGCAGTAGTGGCATAGTTCGCGGTGCTTGCAGTGGTGGCACTCGTTGCAGTTGTGGCCGTGGTAGCGCTGGTCGCAGTTGCGGCATTCCCAGAAATGGAAATGCCCCAAGTGCCTGTGGCTCCAAACCCAGAAAGAGATGGCACAGCCAAGTTTGTCCGAGCCGCAGAAGCATCAGAAGCACCTGTACCTCCATTGGTGACTGGGACAGCGTTTACAAGACCATCAGTTGCATCAAGCTGGCCGCTTGAGTTGATGTTGTTTGCAAGCTGAGAAAGGTTGAAGGCTTGGGTCATGTGATGTCCTTATGCCGCGCCAATACGAGCAAAAGTTTGCTGGTTAAGAAGCGTGAAGTTGTTGTTGAACGGAACTGTCAAATTATAGTTTGCTGAACTGGCAGTGTAGTCATACGCAGAACCTTTCGTCAAGAGAGCGCCATTTGCATAGACTTCCATTGCCAAAGGGTTGCTGGCAAAAATGTATGTCAATGCGCCACTGTTTGAATAGGCCACTGTATTTGTCACGTTGGAGGCGGGAATTCCAAGATTGTTTTCGGCGTACATGATGATTGTCATTTTGCCGGTTACATTGGCTGGGAAGCCTGTGATTGCATCTCCAGACAAATCATAGTCAATCTCATTGAACTGAACTCCATTGACATAGACGGCTTCAAATCCATTGCGAATTGTGAAGTCTGACGGCGTGTATGACGATACGTTTGCAAGGTCGAATGTGTACCTGCTGAATGGTCTATAAGTAGACCCAGCAGCACGTTTTCTAAACAAGCCATAGCCCGTGATCGCCCCAGAAATGCTGGTTGTAAAGGTGATCGTTTTTGTTGATGTGTTGACCGACTGAACTGTGAATGCGGTTACTACATCAGTAGAAGCTGGCTGCGTTGCGGCAAAGCACAGCAAGTCACCGGCCTCAATAATTTGATCTGTTGGGTCTTCATACACAATTGTGGTTGACCCGCTAGATACGATGTTTGTTCCAAGAACCTCGTAATATTGGTCTGTGCTGACCGCCCTCATGTTGATGACGACAACAATTTCCCCTGCCGCACAAGCGGTAACCATCACAACATCGGTTGTTGTCTCGGTGTACTCGGAAGTGTCCAGCAAAATGCCATTCCTGAACACCAGTATGTTTCCAACAATATGCGCCACAGCAAAAGATGTTTGCCCACCAGTGGCACTAAAGACATCCTCAGAGTAATAGAAATTATCAGACTCTGTAAAACCAACGACTCGGCCAAAAACGTCAACCGTCAACGTGGCAACATTAAACGATTTGGAATAAATGCCAGAGCCAAAATTTAGGAACTTCTGCAACGACACCACCATTGAACCGCTGGTGTTGTTTGTCACGCTCAACAGTCCATCAGCAGAACTAATTGCAGTTGTGCCTGCTCTAGTCAATTGACCAGTTCGCAAATCCAAGTCAATAAAGTTTTGACCATCTTCCAAAGCGCCCCAAACAGATGAGTCGTAAATGGATGTCTCGGATGGAACAAAAGCGCCGCCCAAGTTTGCAAAGCCTGCGTTGCCAACTGCAAAGCTGAATTTCCTGTTTGAACGATTGGCGATCAACAGGTAATGTGACGTTCCAAAGCTGGCTGCATACCAAGTGTAGTCAGCAGGGTTTGTGCTGCCGTTCGCCGTGGTGTTGTTGAACAGGCCGTAGTAGGTCTTGCCGCGAGGATTGAGGCTAAAACCAGTTGTGCCATCTGCGCTGTCAGCGTAGGCAACAGCAATCCATCGCTCTGTGTACTGAAAGGTTGTTGGCCTCCAATTGACAACAGCAGAGGCTGGAGAGTATTGGCTGGTTGCAGCAAAGTTCACCAAGCGATAAAACACATACCAGTTGCCAGCAGGAATTTGAACTTCAACGCTTGGCAATGTTTCGCCAACAACGTATGGAACTCCATTGCTTGGAATGCTTGTTGTGCCAGCAAGATAAATCTGAGAAGACGATGGGCTGCTAAAAGCAGAGTACCAAACCTCGGCATACGAAACAAAGCCTGCCGTGCCCATGTATGGCTGCACATTGAAGCTAGGGACGGCTCCAAACGGGTTGGAGAAAGCAATTGTTGGCGCAGGCAGCGTGCCAAAGAAAGATGGGTTTGGAAGGTTGGTATTGGGCGCAGGAGTGTATTGCGAAATGTCCTTGTCATCGTAGACTTGAGCGTTGTATTCGTTAAGCTCAAATGTCGCTCCAAGGTTGCCATCGGGCAAAGAAACCTCAGACACCTTCATCACACGGAATAGCTTTGCTGTCCAACCGTATGAAGAGTTTGTGATGGAGATGACATCGCCTGCATCAATTTGAATCCCGGTATAGACGGTGCTGATGTTGACGATCAGGTCTTCACGGGCCTGCTCAAGAATGCGAGAAGCCAAGTACTGAGCCTGAACAGAGTTGTTGACCATCGACAACTGAATTGACTGCTTGTTGATAGGCTCATTTGGGTACAGCAGCAATGCTGGAGTCTCGTAATAAACAAAATCCGACTGGTCGCGGTTTTGCTTGCTTGGGAATTCGGCCTCAATCTGGTTGACGCTGCTGGTGATGTCAAAAGCGCTTACGCGAATTTCGCCAACAATGTTGTCATCGTCAAAAGCATAGGCAGTTGTTTCTGCCTTGTTAATGACAATGCTCCACTGACCTAGCGCTGCGTTGTATTGATTCCAAGAATCACAAGCAACCATGATTGAGTTGATGTTGTTTAAGCAGCTTTGTCCAGTGTCAATGATTCCATTGATTCGATAGCGAGGCTGGGTTTTTAGTATGGAGTCTTCAGTGTATGTAATCAGCTCGTCAGAGTACGCATTTAATGCCGTTGCAGATGATGCGTTTACGATGTCTGTCGCCATTGCGGAGCCATACAGATCATTTGTGATGTAGTCGTACCAAACGTCACCGGGCTTGGCAACGCCTGTGCCATTCAGATATTGACTCGCCTTGAATGTCACCGTCTGCATACTGGTTGTCTCTGCATCACGGTTGTAGTTCAACTTCACAATCGCAAAAGCCAAACCGTTCATTTGACGGCCAGATGGCGACCAACGCAACTCAGATGGAATATCAGTGCCGCCCATAAACGATGAAGGCAAAGCTGCGCCGTTAGCCGATGAAATTACGCCAGCTTGTGTGGATGTGTACAAAGCAATAAACAAGTTGCCGTTGACCTTCCCATCCACATTGCCAGCGCCATCAGTCAAGCTGACAACTTGTGTCTGGTTGGAGCCGCTAAAAGTTATTTTGCGATCACCCCAATACATTCCTGACAAGTCAAACCCAAACTGCCCATTAGGACTGATGTGAGAGATGACCATGACGTAATACATTGTTTTTGCATCGGTACTTAAAACCGCATCAACAAAACGAGCGCCGCAATACGCATCGCCGTAAACAATCGGGATGCTGTTTGTGGTGGCTGGAGGAACCTGTTGACGGACTCCGTTATCAATAGCCTGAGTCGAGCTTGCATCTGGAGCAAAAGATCGTGAAATCAGTGTGGATACTGCAAAGTTAATTGCAAATGCAGCAGCCGTCATGCCCCATGTAAATGCAGCCACCGCTGTTTTTGTAATTGCCGCGACAATGAGTGAGCCGACCATATCTATTCCTTCACAAAACTTGCACCAACAGCTTTATAGCCACGCTTGGTGTAATCAATCAACGGGCCTGATGCTGACACTGAGGTGATGGAGAAGTGAATGTCGCCACGCTCCAGCATTTCAGTAGCCTCTTTGTCAAACGCTTTCCACAGACGGCCACCAATTGTTCCGTTCCTGTATTCAGGCTCAACCCACCAAAGCAACTCATTCAATTCTCTCACTTTTGGACACCAGACATTTTGGCCCTTGATGCCAATAATTGCTCCGCGCATGTGGCTGTCAATGTAGATGAAGCCTCTGCCCATGATGATGCCAAACAACAAGCTCTCAACGTACTTGGGATCGTGGTTGACTTGCTTGCCCAAAACCGTAATTGGATTCTCAAAGGCATAAGCCTCCACAATCTCAAGCAGCCTTGGTATGTCGTATCTTGTCGCTTTTCTTATCATCGCCCAAATATTCTTTGTGATAGTGAACCAGAAGCAGCTTGGGTGCTGGCTGCAATTTGAGCATTCCCAAAGTCAAAGTAGGAGCCAGCAATTGATGGGACACGGTTCATGCTGGTGTCGCCGGGATAGTAGACCTGCCAAATTTTTGGAGTGGTTCGCACACCGCCAACACGGTTCTCAAGAATTGTCCTGAAAGAAGCACACGATAGTCCAACAGTGGCAACGCGACTTCTTAGCTGCTCGTTCCAGTCTTCCGTGATGGAGAAGTTGGACACAATGCCCTGATAGCGCTTAAAGAACTGCTGCGTAGGCGATTGGATGATCTGGTTATTGGAGTCCAAGAAGCCACGCCAAACCTCAATGCGAGAGCCTTTGATTTCAGC